GTCATTGGAATGGTTCCAAGAGCATCACGCGCGAGCGCCTGGAACCGCTGTTCGACGCTGGCTGGCGGATGATCATTGTGTACCACCCCAGGGAACGGACGTGGTCGCTCGATCCCGCGCGGGTCGCAGAAGGTATCATCCGATGCGTTGACTTCATGCGCGCGAATCCAGCCGCGCCCGGTCAGTATCGGGTGATTGGCGGTGACGGCGAGCCGCTTGCCAGAGCGAGTCGTGATCTCGACGGCTGGTCCGCTATAGCGGGACCGCAGCCCTAGTCGGAAGTCGCCGCGGACCATCGTGCCCGGCAGGAAGCAATTGAAACCGATCGGCGGCGTGTGCGTCTTCCAAATCGCATCACCCACCGGCGCGATGTAGTTGTCCATCGCCCGATGCGCAGGGCGCGTGCGCGAATCGTTGATGGCATCGTACATCAGATACGGCCTGCGCCTCGCGTGCTCAAGCTGCTGGACGCCGCGGCCGTGACCGTAGGCTACCTGCACGTTTGTTCTAAAAATTGTTTCGGTTCTACCGCGCGGAAGATTCAGCGGCACGTCACCAGCCCGCACACGCGCTTGCCACTCCTTGAGCGTCTCTCCGGTTTGCAACGCCTGCGTCAACGTGTCCTGCACCGTCTTGAGCTGCGAGAGTGATGATAGTCCAGTGATCGTGAACGCCTTGACCCTCGCCGAGCCCTGGAGCTTGCCGTAGAAATCCTCGGGCAGTACGACCTTACGTCTCGCGGCCCACTCGATCGCCTCGGTGAACGGCACCGGGCGGATGAGCGATGAGAGCGATGCGCCGCCCGAGCGTTTCGGCGCATCGAAGAGGGCGCTCATTAGCTCGGGCGTGATCCGTACGCCAGCCACACGCGCTCGTCCCGCCTGCCAAGCCGCGCCCCGCCTTGCCGCGCCCTGCCCCGCCGCGCCACGCCTCGCCTGCCGCGCCCTGCCCCGGAATGGGTTCTCATACCCTCACACGGAAACGGCCGAACTCGCCGCCATTCTCGGGTCGCCATTCACAGATTCCCACACCAAACCCGGCTCGATTGATGAGATTCACAATATCACCGGGCTGCAACAGATCTGCATCGTACTCGATATCAATCGCCACCGACCATTCCTCGAAATGCGGCCGATAGCGAATGTCTGCCGCATTGTTTCCGACCCTCACGAAGTCCTCGCGAATCGTCGGCTTCGAGCACACCATCGGCAACATCAGTTCCGCCGTATTCCCTCGGATGAATAACGCTTTGCGTACAAGTGTTTTTTCAATACCCAGGTCCTTGTGTGCCGCTGTAATGATGGCGCTCTTCAAAGCCAATAGCGGCACACCATACTTGCCGTCCTTCATCATATAAGTTGCAGCCCTAGATTCGGCTTCAGGGTTGCGCACTTCCCGCTCTTTGGTCTTCTTTCCGGTGCCCTTCTCGCGCATCTGACGCTTCGCCTTCTCCGACCATTGATGCATGATGAGCGGGGATGTGCCTTCGATCGTTATCTGCATACGCTGCACATTGATCGGCTTCAGATTGACGACTACCTCTGCCTTTTGTGCTGTTGCCATGATGTCACCCATTCAGTTGTGCGAGCGTCTTGCAACGGCGCGCTCGCCTGCCGTTTGTTACCCAATGCCTTGCCTGCCCTGAAATGCCACGCCTCGCCCTGCTGTGCCTTGCCTCGCCACGCCGCGCCATGCCGGCCGCGTCTAATGCAACGTCTCGATCGCTTGCTCAAACAAATCCAATCCTCGGCTGATCTGAGATATAACCGCAGCAAGATCCGCTTTCCCACGCTTGGCGGCAGCGACATCAAGATCGCGCAACGCGGCGGCAAACGCACGACCCTTCGACATAACCTCATCGCGTGCCCGCATGTACTCATCCGGGCTTTCGACGACCACCGACAAGGGCTTGTATTCGCCCTCACGCGTCTCGTCACCATCCTGATCACTCGCCCTCGATACGGGAATGTGCACAAGCCGCTCCTGTGATTCGGAATCGGTCTTGACCATGACGACGCGAATCCAGCGCCGCGCCTCGTTCAGACGATATCCCTCTGCCGCCTTCTTGTCGTCCCAGGTGAAGCCCGCATGCGCTGGCGATGTCTTCGGCCTCGCGCTCGCTACCAAACCGCTGGAAGTCACGCTTCCATTTTTTTCCAATATCTCTTGCACTACCTTTGTCACTCCAGTCCGAATCTCTGCATCAGTCATCGATTGCTCCAATAGTTGATCGGTTCCCTGCCTGCCTCGATATGCCATGCCGAGCCTTGCCAAGCCGCGCCCCGCCGCGCCACGCCTTAATCGTTCATTCCGTCAAACCGTCCTCCTGCACCGCACTACCGCACACTCTCGTCTTGCCCCACTGACTCATCATCGATCTCCCTGTTCCGTTGCATGAACATACCCGATCACATCCGCCGCGAACAGCGCCTGCTCCAAAGTCTCCCGATACTCCGCCGGATCGGCATCGGTCATCAGCGTTGCAAGCCGGTCGGCTAAATCGTCGGGGCTTGTGGCCGCCAACACCGCAGCGCGCACCAGCTTCGGATCAATCGGACTCGCCAAATCCCCGATCGCATTCTCGGCCAGCCTATCGATCTGCTCCTGCTGTGCCGTGAATCGCCGGCGGGCGAAGGGATGGCCCGCCGCAAACGACTTTGCTCCAGCGCTGAGCGCCGGCGCGATCGGCTTGTCTGCGGGGACGGCAACATCGCCCTCCTCGAAATCATACACGCGGCGCAAGTAGTCCTCGGAAAACTTCGCAATACCCGCATTCGCCAGCGCCGCATCGCGCGTCGCCCGATCTGCCTCGAGCCCGCGGCCGTCCTCCATAACGAACTGCGGCGGTTCAGCGGCCGGGAAATTAAGCGCGGTCATGGCATTGATCCAGCGCTGCATGGTATCGCTCACGATCCTGATATCGGCCAAGCGCCGATCCTGGCGCACCAGCTCATGCACCTGGCCCAGCGCATAGCTGCCGCTGGAGGCCGCGTCGGTCGTCAGCGTCTGCCCGAGGATCGCTTTCTGAATCCGCCGGCAGACCACGGCCTCGAAGTCCTTGAACTCGCCCTGGCCGGTGACAGGGACGGCCGTGACTTCAGAAGTTTGATTCACCGCGATCACCGAATCAATGCCCAATTCTTTCATCAGCGCCACAAACGATCGCGGATCGCTCACTTTCCCGATCAGCAACGGCATGCCGAAGCGCTCCAGGAACTGCCCCCAGAAGCGCCAGCCGTTATGGCGGAAGTACCAGGGCCAATACACCCTGCTCAGCACGGCCTCGCCGTAGGGCTGCTTATACGTCGGTCTGTGGCGGGTGAATAGGAACTTGAGCGTGGTATCGACGGGATCGCCCTCGGAGTTGCGCGCGCCAGCATCAGCGCCAACGAAGCGCAGTGTGCCGGCCTTATCCACTCTGAACCACTCGATCGGCTTTTCTTCCACCTTCGCCGGCACGATTCGCCCGCCGTCTCGCTGATACACGATCTCACCGACCGAGTACCCGTAGGGCACGGCGGTCCACGCGATCGACATAATCTGCGATCCCCATTTGCGGATCTCGTCGTAGAAAAAATCGACGACCTGCCCCTGTCCAGGCTCCAGGCGCCACGAGGTGTTGATGCAAGCATCGCGTCGCGTCTCCAGAGCCCCGAATACCTCGTCATCCGTCTCCAGGCGGCGCAGATCCGCGCGCGAGATCTGGATCAGGCTCAGAACCAGATCGGGATCGTCGGCCTGCATGAGCGTGGTTAGAACCCGCTCTACCGCGATCTCGGACATCAGCGTGCCGCTCGATGCCATCGGCGCAGGAGCGGCGAACACGCGCGAAACCGCAGAGCGAATATCGGTAATCATGCTCATCTGAAGGCACTCCCAAGCGCTACGGCAAATTCGGTGTGATGGTACACCCTGGCATAGATCGCGGAGTCGCCAAGATCAGGACTCGCGCTCCCCTTCGGCTTTTCTTCGACCTCGATCCGCGATCCAGAGAACCGGAAACGCGACGAGCACAGGTCGGCTTTCAGGTTCGGATCTGGCGGCAGCGCTGCATCTGGATCGCCGTGCTCAGGATCCAGAAATTCGCGCATCCGCCAATGCATCAGCGATCGGTAATTCTTGAACTGCCACCGCCCGGTTCTATCGAACTCGTCCGTTCTCTCGGAGGAGTTGATCGCGAACACCAGAGCCGGGTCGTGCTTGTCGCGGGCATGATCCACCGCCGATGCTCCGACCCCGATTGCATCGATGTTGACCTGCGTGCCAGGCTGCGCGTGCAACGTCACCAGCATCGCCACCGACGGACCATCTGGCGTTTCGTGTCCGGGCCTGATGATCTGCTTGTCGTACCACGGGCCCCGGCATGGGGATAGCACCGTGCGGTTGCGGCCTCCGCGAGCAACATCAACGCCTAGCGTCGTTACCGGCCGATCGGGTCGTGGTGTCCGCTTCCAGCGCTCCATCGCGGCATCAATCCACGCGCTCGGGATTGTCTGCCGCGCATCGTCGGACTTGCCGGCCAGAAAATCACCGTCCAGCAGTTGCGAGCGCATCGGTTCCGGGAATCCCTGCAGCACGCTCTCGTATCCCGATAGCATGAGATATGGATTGTCGCTCAGCTTCGCCGGGATGAAGGTACGCGACATCGGCTGTATGCGCTTGCCCTTGTGCAGGAATGGATCGCCGTTCTCGCAGCGCACATCCTCGCCGTCTAGCGTGGTGTACCAGACCAACTCGCCCGGCTTGACGCGCCCATAGAGCGGGTCGCCAGGATTCAACCACGGCCCCCAGTACGCGATCACCCAGTCACCGATCGGATCGAGCGGCGGATTGCCGACGCAGACGACGCGCTTTCTCTGCCTCGGGTCCGGGTGACGCAGCCAGCCGATCAGCTTCCGAAATAACGACTCTGAGAACTGGCAGATCTCATCGAACTCGATCAGGTCGTGTGGCCGCCCTTGGTAGTTGTCCCAATCGCTTTCGTGCTCCACGGCCGCAAGCTCGATCGAGCGCCCGCCGCTAAGGCGCCAGATCGGCGTCGGAAACTCACGCAGCTTTGCGGACATGATCTCCGCGCCACGATCCTTGATCGCCGTGAGCTGGCTGTAGGTGCGGCGGAAAATGATCGACTTCTTGTGCTCGTTCTTGGCGAGCCCGAGAAGCAATTCGCTTTTGGAACTACCGGCGCTGCCGCCAAAAAAAAGAATGTCCGCCTGGCTCTTGTACGCCTGCGTTTGCGGCCCCGGCAGTGTCAGCCAACGATGCTTGTAGCGATCCAGCAGCGCGTGCAACTCCGCGCGCTCCGCCTCGCCCAATTTCTTGATCGCCTCGATATGGCGATAGACCGGATGTTCAACCATCGTGCTCTACGCTCAGATTCAGAATTTGCATGATGCGGATCGCGGCGTGCTCGTCGCTCAAGGAGTCTGCCGCAGAGTCGTCTTCATCGAGGCCGAACGCTATGCGCTCAGCATCCTGCCTCAGCTTGATCGCCTCGGATTGCATCTTGGCGAATCGCGCGTACTGAATCGCCTGTTCGTGTTTTACTCCTTCGACCAACTCCAGACTGCCGTCGTCGAGAATTCGCGCCGCATAGGTCATCGCGGCCGATGCGTAACTGCGCATGAAGTCCCATTCCTTCCTGTGGCGCGTGATGATCTCGGCACGTTTTCCGGCCTCGTCCTCGAGTTTTTGTGCCGTGACGGACGGATCATCGGCCGCGACCAAGCCGGCGACTTTTTGCTCCGTTTCGCGACGAACGGTCGCGCGAACATTTAGGTTCCAGTCCTGATTAATAATATGTTTTTGCACGGCGCGGCGATCAACGCCATATTTTCTGGCAATTGCACCCTGCGACATACCCGCGACCTCGTAGTCCGCGCGGGCAGCAGCCCAATCAGCGGTGCTAAGCCTGGCCATCCCCAGGCTCCTCGTTCAACTCATCGTTCTGCAGCGCGTACTCCACCGCCCGGATCGTAAGCCCGACGCGCGTTGCGATCTCCATTTTCGTCAACCCACGGGATCGCAGCTCCACCATTTCGCGCCGGCGCAGGGTTCGGGCGATCGACATCTTGGTCGGCACCTCAACGCAAAGCCCGCCCATTTCGTCGCATAGCCGCTTCGCCTGCTCTGGCCCGATATCGGTGACGAGTTCGGCGCTCGGGCGCTTGGCGATGTCGAGACGCTTGCCGGCGCGGCGCTTCATCAAGGCGCGAGCCCCGGCGATGCCGACGATCGCGGCGACCTCGTAGAAATGCCCGGAGATGTCCGCCAACTCCATGTCGTCGACATTCGGTTCCTGCGCCATTGTCACCCCTTCGCTAAGTTTCAAAATGGTACGGCCTCTCGGACAGGCGTTGGCAGAACAAGCGCCGCTTGCTGTGGAACGAGCGGCTCGATCTCGACCTCTGTGCGAGGGTTTGCGCGATCGATGAAATGATGCACGTGCTTCTCGCGCACCTGGCGATCGTTGCGGTAGACGCCATAATGCACAACCACGCGCTTATCGCCCTTGCCGTGATACCGATCCTGCAGCACATCGAGCACGACGCTCTCATCCAAGTCCGGTCGTTCGCTTGCGTAGAAAATTCTCAGCGTCACACGGACCGGACCTTCGATGCGCTGGCGTGCGATCACCGGAATTTGCTTGAGTGCGTCCCGCTCATATTCGCGTGCCTTCTTGCTCTTGATGATCGCTGGCCGATCGCCGAACGACACGAGTTGCCGAGAATTCGCTTTGCTGGCAGGCTCACCAAGGATGGTAAAGCAGATTTTCACCTCGCCTTATCCCCACCGAGCCTATGCGTCGGCTCCGCTACCGTGAGCAATGCTCGGTAATGATCGGCCCGTGGTGTGACCGGATCCGGCTCCGCATTCGTCGCCATTACCCGATCCGCATACTGGCGAGTGAATTCCTCTGCGGCAGCGAGTTTCGCCTCTGCGCCTTGCGCTCGATCCAGCCAGTAGCACGCTATACTTTTCGCCTCCTCTACATCCTTCACGCACGCGTCCCATTCCGCAACGGTCACCAGCATATTCCCGGCCCATGCATGCGAGCGATCCAGCAACCTAACCAGTTCATCGGACAGACCTAGATTCTTTGCGGCCGCATCGCTAACGTGCTGTCTCGACATCGACGCATATGCCGGATCTTCTACCGGCGGCATGCTGTCATCCTCGCTCATTTCGCGTCCTCCTGTCCGTATCGTTTCACAATCGCCGCAAACCGTATGTGATCCTCTGCCGACATCGGCTCGCAGAATTTCGCGGCGCAGCGGTCCATGATTTCCTCGGTTCTAGCGCCGTCGAATTCCAGGTCCGAAACCGTTCCGTGCTCGTCGGTGTAGCGCATGTGCAGGGTTCCGCTCATCCCTGTCCCGCTTCCACCGGCACCAGGTCCGACAAATCGTCATCATCGCCCGGCGCTCGCTCAGCAAGCGGCTCCGGCAACTGCCTGCGGTTGCGACGCTCAAGCCAGCGCTCCTGCCAGCCGTCCCAGCGTTTTGCATGCACGCCTCTAGCCCCGGTCGACGTCTGCAGTTGATTCCCCACGCCGTACGACTCCCGGTTGTTGATACGCTCCCAGTGCTCGCGGCAATACCACGCGCCGTCGCCGCTAGTGCCGTGCGACAGTATCCCGCGACACGGACACGAGCGCCCGTAGTCCGTCCAGGCGCACATCGCTGGCCCGGCTTTCGCCTGCGCAACGGCGCGACGCTTGGCACCGTACCCGCACGAGCAGCTACCGTCCGCCTCTAGCTCACCGTGGCATTTCGGACACTGGCGCATCGTCGACTCCGTTTTCGAGTATGCCATCGTAATTCGCGCAGTTCGTATCGTTGTACAGAGTTTTCGGACGTAGGTACTGCATCATTTTTTCGTCCTTACCCCACTCCTCGGATCTGAGTAACGCAATTTCCTTGAGACGCGCTACCGAGTAGCCCTGATTAAGTCGCGCTTGAATCGGCTTGAGCGTTGCCGGTTGTGGTCGAAACCTTCGCCCGGTTATCCGGTTCAGGTATTCCAAAATTTCCCGACTTTGAGAAGCAACGTCAGGCTTCGGCGTAGCCGAAACTGACAATGTAGTTCTTACTTCACTTCTCTTCACTTCACTTCTCTTAACTTCACTTCGGCCGTCTTGAGACCGGCTTGAGACTGACTTGAGACCGGCTTGAGACTGTCTTGAGTCTGACTTTCCTAACTCTAAGTCGCTAATTTCATTAGGTGGCGCAGGAAACTTACTGTTTAGAAATCTCAGCCGCTGGCGAAAACGTGGGATAAAAATGTAACGATCTTTTTCCACGTGGTACATGCGAATTAAATCCACATCCAGGAGTTCGGACAGAAGGTTTTCCAGTTTTACCGGGTCGACTGATTGACTCGGAAAGCACGACGTGCGCACGGTGTAGTTTTTTCCGCTGAATCGCCCGGTATCATCAGCGCATAGCAGGAGATGAATAAATAGCCGTTGCGCCTCTATCGAGATAGACCAGTAGCGCTCGCTGGTCAGAATCTCGTCGCGCAAAACTCTATCCGGCATTCACTTCTCCCCCTTCCCAAAGCCCCACACACCCCCGCCATACTCACTCGTCATTGCGCATCCCCTCCGCCCTGGTTGCCGGCGTGTTTACCCATCGGTCCCCGCCGTGGCCTGGAGGCGCTCTCTCGCGCATCGCGGCCGATGTCCTTCCATGCTCGACGCCGCCAGCACCGCGATCAACGCCTGGCGCTGCGCCGGTGTCGCCTCGGAGAGAAGCTCCACGTCGTCTCGGCGCACG